CCGGGTTCGACGCGCCGTCCGTCGACAAGGTCGACAAGTCCAATCCCTTCTCGCACCCGCACGATGCCGTACAGGCGGCGCTGCTGGGCATGGGCATGGGGAAGGCCGTGGTTGGCCGGCAGGGACAGGCGGTGCCCGTCCTGGCCAAGCGCACCGGCTCCCTGTTTTCCCGCCGAGCTCGCCGCCGCCCGTTCGGAGATCGCCGATGACCACGCACCAGGTCTGGTTCCACGATGCGCCGAAGGCGACAATGTTGCACGGTCTGTTGCGGCCCGGCTTCCGGCATTGTCTCGTGGCTACCAGGCGGATATTGTGCCGAAGCCGTCTATGGGTTGTGCGTGATTTCGAGCGCGCGGGAGATCAGTGGGCGGTCATGGAAACGCCCGAATACGAGCGTGAGCTCTTCGGGTTTGGTATGCGCCATCCAACCTTGCGTGTTTTGGAGTACAGAACCAGGGTCAGCGGCGGCCCGCTCCCGCGCCTGATCATGTCGTGCGCTGAGGTCACCGCGCACCGCATCGGCCTCCGGCGCCGCCTGCCATGGACGCCCCACGCAATCTACCGCGAGCTCCTCGCTCGCGGAGCCACGCAAATCCACGGAGATCCAGCATGAGCATCGGCAATTTGTTCCCAGGGGCGCCCAAGCCTGACAACTCGATCCTCAAGCTCCAGCGACAGCAGGCCGCCGCTGCCGAGCAGGAGCGCAAGCGCATCGCCGATGAGGCCGCGGCAGAGGCGGCCCTGGCCGAGGAGGAGCGCCGCCGGCGCGCATCGGGGATCATCGGCCGCCGGTCCCTGCTCGGCCCGGGCAGCGCCGGCCGCGGGCTGCTCCAGCAGTGAGCGAGGTTCCGCCTTGCGAGCGGTGCGGCGACCGTAGGCTTCCCGCCGTGCATCGCGTAGAGGTTGCGGCGGGCAAGTTCGAGGAAGTCAGCCTGTGCTGCGTGTGCGCGCGGTCAGGGCTGCGCGGGCTCATTGCCGAGCGCAACCTGGTCTGGAACCGCCATTTTGTCCGGTGGGCGCGCGGGCTTCGGAAAAACCTCCCCGGCATGTGGGTCACGAGCAATGGATGAGACACTTCACCAGCGCTACACCGACGCCCTCGGGCTGAAGGCTCACTTCCACGGGCTGTTCAACGACGCCTACCGCTACGTGTTCCCCGGGCGCCCGGGCTTCGAGGACGCGGCCATCGGCCAGCCGCAGGTGGAAATCTACGACAGCACCGCCGTCGTCTACGCCGCGGACCTGGCCGCGCGGATGCAGGGCTGGATTGCCCCGATCGGCGGCAACTGGCTCAAGCTGGTACCCGGGAGCCGGGTCCCGAAGGCGCAGCATGACGCCCTCGGGCGCGAGCTCGTCCTGGTCGAGCAGCAGGTCGCCGCCGCCCTCTCCCGCTCCGGGCTCGATGTCCAGCTGCACGAGGCGATGCGCGATATGATCGTCTCCACCGGCGCTCTGCGGGTGTGGGATGGCGGTCCCGGTCGCTCCGTCTCGGTGCGCGCGGTGCCGCTGTCGCACCTGGCCCTGGAGCCCGGGCCGTTCGATGAGATCGCCGGCTATTTCCTCGAGTGGCCCATGACGGCCGGGGGCGTGCGGGCGCAATGGCCCGGAGCCAACCTTCGCCAGGTCACCGACAACACGCCCGTCAAGGTGGTCGAGGCCGTCCTCCGCAACTACGAAAATCTCGGCACCGAGGCGTGGAGCTACACCGCGTTCGTGTCCGAGGGGCGCGAGGTTCTCGATGAGCGTGAGTTCGTCGGGCAGGGATCGAACCCCATGATCGTGCTGCGCTGGGCCAAGGCCCCGGGCGAGGTCTATGGACGCGGCCCGGTGCTCAACGCCCTGCCGGACATCCGCGTTGCCAACCTGGTGGTCGAGATGACCCTCGAGGCGGCCGAGCTCGCGATCGAGGGGATCTACAACGCCGATGACGATGGTGTGGTCAACCCCGCCGCGATCCAGCTCAATCCCGGCACCATCATCCCGCGCGCGCCCGGGTCCAAGGGGCTCGAGCCGATCGAGATGCCGGGCCGGATCGATATGTCGCAGATCGTGCTCGAGGACCTGCGGCGCAGCATCCGCTCCGCACTCCTGAGCGACACCGTCACCCCGCCGGATGCCCGGACGCCGCCCAGCGCGACCCAGGTGGTGCAGCATAGCAACGATCAGATGGCGCGCCTGGCACCGGCCGTGGCACGGGTGACCGAGGACTTCTACGAGGCTCTCGCCGCTCGGACGATGCACATCCTCGCCGCGCGCGGGGAGATCGGCAAGCCGCCGCGCATCGCGCCCGATGTGGCCGCGGTTACCGCCGTGACGCCGCTGTCGACCGCCAAGGCTCTCGAGGCCCTGGACGCCACCAACCGATGGCTCGATCTCGTCGGCGCCAGATCCCCGGAGGCAATGGGGCTGGTGGGCGATCTCGAGGAATACGCCAGCTATGCGGCGCGCGTGCTTGGAGTGCCCCAGGAGCTGGTGCGCAACAAGGCGCAGCGCGAGGCCCACGCCAAGCAGATCGCTGCCGCGATGCAACAGATGCAGCAACAGCAAGGAGCCACCCCATGATGAACACGAACGAACATCGTCGGCTGAGCGGAAGGATGGGAGAGCACAGGGAGAACAGGGCCGCTCGCGTCTCGAGTGAGCAGCGCCAGGAGGACGCCATCAGCCTGATGGTGTTCGAGGCCCTCAGCGGCGGGCGCGGCCCAGAGCTGATGGAGCATCTGCGCGACCAGACGATGCGTGTCGCCTATGGCGGCGATGTGCAGCCCAATCAGCTGATGCACGTCGAGGGGCGGCGCTGGATGGTCGCCTACATCAGCCAGCATTTCGAGCGGGGCAAGGTGCTTCGTTCGACCACCATGACAGAGGAGCCTAGCCATGGATGAGGCCAACGCCGCGCCTGCCGAGGGCGCCAAGACCGCGCCCGAGGCCGATGTCGCGCAGGCATCGGTGCCGGTCAAGCCGGATCACCTGCCGGACGAGTTCTGGCGGGCAGATCCCGGTGAGGTCGATGTCGACGCCCTCTGGACCGCGTACTCCATGCGGCCCGATGAGGCCACGCTGCGCGAGAACCTGTCGGCCGAGCTGACCTCCAAGTACGAGGCCGAGCGCATCGCCAACCGGCCGGAAACCCCGGGCGACTACGCGATCGAGATCCCGGAGATGGATCTGCCCTCCGGCGTCGACATGGATCTCTCCAAGCTGGTCGACGATCCGCTGGTCGAGTGGTGGCGGAATACGGCCCACGAGCTCGGCCTGAGCCAGGGGCAGTTCAGCGAGGGGCTCAAGGCCGCGGCGACCGCCGAGCTCTCGGGGATCGAGGCCCGCCGCGCCGAGCTCAGCAAGCTGGGCGACAACGCCAAGGCGCGGCTCGAGCGGATCGACGGCTGGCTGACCGCGAACCTCGGCGAGGAGACCGCCAAGTCGGTGGCCAGTGTCCTGACCACCGCCAAGTCGGTCGAGGCTTTCGAGCGGATGGTCACCCGCATCACCGGCCGGATGGCCGACAGCGCGCGCGACGGTGCGCGCGCCAAGACCGCCGAGGAGCTCAGTCGGATGATGGAAGATCCCCGGTATCAGACGGACGAAGCGTATCGATCTGAGGTGACCCGGGAGTATCAGCGGGCGTATCCTCAGCGGCGTGCGGCGTAACGTCGATTGCTGCGTCGCCAGGCTGGCCCGAGAGGTTGATGTTGATCTTCAATCCCTGAGCTCCGCCGGCCTGGCCGTAGCGCTTCTCGGTGTGCTCGATCAGGAAGATGGACGCCTGCAAGCGGACATACTCTGATCGAGCATTCTCCGCCAGGTCCTTGATCGTCAGCCTGGCACCAGCAACGTCCTGGGCAAGCTCGTCGCGCACGCGGTGCAGCATCCAGGCTTTGACCCAGGGCAGCTTGAGCGCCTCGCGCGCAGCCTTGTGCCCGCCCGGGGTGTCCTTGTAGCCGGCAAGCGGCGCCAGCTCCTTGATCGTCTTGTTCTCGGCGATCACCAGCTCGACCAGCCGCTTCTGCTGGGGGGTGGGCTCGGTCGGGGCGGGGCGACCCGGGCGAGGGGACTTGCGACGGGGCATGACGTGCTCCTTTCGGGATGTGATGAGGGGCAACCCCCTTGTATATCACATCGAGATGTGTTAGGAAAGTGTTCCTTCAGGAGGTGGACGGAAAATGGCTTTCTCAGCAACCAACCTGGCGGCGATGGGGTACGCCAACGGGCGGACGAACTGGTACTACCGCACCACGGACGCCATGGCAACGGTCATGGCCGATGGGTACTTCGACACCGTCGCGTCGATGCTGCGCGCCGGCGATCGGATCTCGATCGAGGCGTCGGACGGCTACTGGGATGATGTCGTCTGGGCGGTGGTGCAGACCATCGGTTCCGAGGATGTCGCGATCGGCGTCCAGGCGAACACGGTCGCCGACAGCCTTGCCGGCAACTCGTATCGTCTCGGTCTCCGCCGCGAGCGGTGGGATGGCAGCGTGTGGCAGCGGCTCGAGGCCGACGGGACCATCGCCGCCTCGGATGCCGTCATCGTTCATGCCGATCAGGGCGCCGAGGCGATCACCACGACCCTGGCCGCCGACAGCGCCGGGGTCGGCAAGCAGGTCGCCGTGGCACCGCCCGTGCCGTCGCAGAGCATCGCGGTCGGCGACTTCTTCTGGGGCTGCGTCTTCGCGCCGGCCAACGCCGGCGTTCCGGTCAACGTGCTGATCAGCGCCAACGCGGGGCGGCTGCTCAACACCACCGCCACCGCCGGCAAGCTCGATGACACGCTGCTGATCGCGACCACCGTGCCCGGGATCAACATCAACACCGATGAGCCCGGCTCGGGGACCGCGGCCATCGCTGCCAACATCAACTACCCGCTGGTCGGCGACATCACGCAGACCTGATCCAACGCAAAGCGGGGCGCTTCGGCGCCCCGCAAAGAACGGGTGGGGGTTGAATGCAACTGGAACGCCTGCGCGCGCTTACCTACGTCGACGGGTTCACCTTGTGGCGCTACATCACGGCCCACGCTCACGCCGATCTGGCCGGGGAAGGGTACTTCGATGATGCGGCCCATCAGCTCGAGACCGGCGACGTTCTGTTCGTGACTGTCAATGATGGCGCGAGCCCGGGTGACACCGGGGTCATGGCCATCGTGGAAAGTGCCGGCGGGCATGTGGTCGCCGGTGACTTCGTGAGCATCTCCGACGCGGCGCGTCGGTAGAAAGGAAGGTACTTCATGCCCGCTACGCCTTCGATCGACGAAGCATTCGTCCAGCAGTTCGAGGCCGAAGTCAAGCTCGACTACCAGCGCATGGGCTCCCGCCTGGCAGGGCTGGGGCGTAAGGCGAACCAGGTGACCGGATCGTCCGTGCGCTTCCAGAAGATGGGGACCGGCACGGCTCAGGCCAAGGCGCGTCACGGCGACGTCCCGGTGCTCAACCTGGACCACAGCTACGTCGACGCCTATCCCACCGACAGCTACGGTGCGGAATACATCGACGACCTCGACATGCTCAAGACCAACATCGACGAGCGCGGCGCCGTGACGCGCTCGATCACCGCGGCCATCGGCCGGTCGACCGACGCCAAGATCGTCGCTGCGCTGGACACGTCGACCAACAACGACACCACGTCGGCCGGGCTCACCCTGGCGCGGGTGATCCTGGCGCAGCAGACCTTCAACACCAACGACGTGCCCATGGACGGCCAGCGCTACATGGCCATCGGCCCGGCTCAGTGGTCGGACCTCCTGGCCGAGGACGAGTTCGTCAGCGCGGACTACGTCGGCCAGGACGCCCTGCCCTACAAGGGTGGCCTGACCGCCAAGCGGTGGCTGGACTTCGTGATCTTCCCGTACACCGGCCTGACCCTGTCGACCACGCGGCGCTGCAAGGCGTGGCACAAGTTCTCGGTCGGGCTCGGGGTCGGGCTCGAGTTCAGCTTGCAGGTGGCGTGGGTCGCGCAGAAGGACGCGTGGCTGATCACCGGCAAGGAGAGCACTGGAGCCGTCCTGATCGACCAGGCCGGCGTTTACGGGATCAACTGCACCGATCCGTGATCCTGGTGACGGACGGGCGGGGCGCTCTGCCCCGCCCGCAACTTCTGCCACAGATGGGGCGTTGCCATGGCCACCGATGTCGAGATCGCCTCGCGCGCCCTTGTTGCGCTTGGCGCCAACGCGATCACCAGCTTCGGCGACGGGACTACCGAGGCCAACGTTGCCAACCAGTTCTTTTTGCCGACGCTCGACTACCTGTTGGGGCTGCATCGGTGGAACTTCTGCTGGAAACAGGCCGAGCTGGTCGAGGATGTTCCTGCCGGCGAAAGCTCTCCCGGTCCCTACGATGACCCGATCTATGTCGACTTCGGCTTTGCCTACGACAAGCCGGCCGATCTGATCCGTATCGACAAGGTGCTCTATGCCGGCCTGGCGATTGCCTGGCAGGAGAAGGGTGACCAGATCGCGAGCGACTGGCCGCCCACCCTGGTGATCGAGTACAACTACCGCCCAACCATCACGACGCTGCCGGCGTTCTTCCTGGTGCCGCTCGAGCATCTGCTGGCGGCTCGCATGGCGGTCCCGATCACACAGAAGGATCGCCTGCTGTCGGCGTACAATGCCCTGTTCATGGACGCGCTGCGCCTGGCGCGCAACGTCGACGCGCAGCAGAGCACGGCTGAGCGGATGCCGCTGGGGCGGCTCAACCGCGCGCGCGCTGGTCGGGTGTCGACGTCATGACCATCCGGCTCACGAAACACACCTTCCATGGCGGCGAGATCAGCCCCTCGGCTCGCGGCCGAGGCGACGCCCCGGTTTACGAGGCGGCTCTTTCCCGCGCCCGCAACGTGCTCTGCAACTCGGTGGGCGAGGTCGGGTTGCGCCCCGGGCAGCGCTGGCTGTCGGAGCTCACCGGTTCGGTCGAGAGCGAGGCCAGCGATGTCGCTGCTGTCTTCGAGGACGACTTCGACCGCCCCAGC